TGCTATGCTCTATGCAGGTGAAATTCCTAAGTGGGATGTGTCTAAGGTTCGTCCTGCTGGTGCTAAACTCAAGACCTTTGGTGGTCGTGCATCTGGCCCTGCCCCTCTGGTGGAATTGTTCCAGTACACGATTGAGAAGTTCAAGGGTGCTGCTGGTCGTAAGCTGTCTTCGATCGAGTGCCACGACATCATGTGTAAGATCGGTGAAGTTGTTGTGGTAGGCGGTGTTCGTCGCTCTGCAATGATCTCTCTGTCGAACCTGTCTGATGATCGTATGCGTCATGCTAAGTCGGGTATGTGGTGGGAAGGTAATGCTCAACGTGCCTTGGCTAACAACTCTGTGGCCTACACTGAGAAGCCCGACATGGAAACCTTCATGCGTGAATGGCTGTCCTTGGTCGAGTCTAAGTCTGGTGAGCGTGGTATCTTCTCTCGTCAGGCATCTAAGAAGCAAGCTGGAAAGAATGGTCGTCGTGATGCTAACCAAGATTTTGGCACTAATCCGTGCAGTGAAATCATCCTTCGTCCGTACCAGTTCTGTAACCTCACAGAAGTCGTGGTTAGGGCTACGGACACACTTAAGGACTTGGAGCGGAAAGTAAAGCTGGCTACGATCCTTGGCACTATCCAGTCTACCTACACGCACTTCCCTTACCTGCGTAAGATTTGGCAGAAGAACACTGAGGAAGAGCGTCTGTTGGGTGTGTCGTTGACAGGTATCATGGATCACATGATGCTATCTGGTAACCCAGACCTTCCTAATATCTTGGAGCATCTTAAGAATGTTGCTGTTACTACTAACGCTGAGTGGGCAGATCGCCTTGGCATCCCTGTTTCTGCTGCAATTACCTGCGTTAAGCCTTCCGGTACTGTTAGCCAGCTTGTTGATAGTGCTTCCGGTATTCATGCTCGTCATAGCAGCTACTACATTCGTACTGTACGTGGAGATAACAAAGACCCTCTGACCCAGTTTATGAAGGATCAGGGTATTCCTAGTGAGCCTTGTGTGATTAAGCCTGAGACTACTACTGTCTTTAGCTTCCCACAGAAGTCTCCCGAAGGTGCTATCACCCGTAACGACATGACTGCCATCGAACAGTTGGAGTTGTGGTTGGTCTATCAGCGTCACTGGTGCGAACACAAACCTTCTGTCACGGTTACTGTTCGTGATAATGAATGGATGGAAGTTGGTGCTTGGGTCTACAAGTACTTCGATGAAGTATCTGGTGTGTCTTTCTTGCCACACTCTGACCACAGCTACCAGCAGGCACCCTATCAGGAAGTTAATCAACGGGAGTACGAAGACTTGCTTGCTATCATGCCACCAAAGATTGACTGGGCTAAACTAAGTGAGTACGAGACTGAGGATACTTCCAAAGGTTCACAGACTTTTGCTTGTGTTGGTGGAACGTGTGAAATCGTGGACCTGACCTGATGCTCTTTGACCTTGTACAGATTGCAGTCCTGTTCCTTCTGACCTATTTAACTTATAGGCAGGGGGACAGGATTGACGATCTAGAAATGATGATGGGTTACATCCTTGGAAACCTTGCTAGTAAAGAGGGAGAAGAAGATGTTCTACATGATAACGAAGGGTGATTGCCCTTGGTGTGACAAGGCCAAAGAACTCCTACAACAACGGAAGGCCCCTCTTGGGGTCTTTCACTACGATGAACACCTTATGATCGTCAAACTTATGCGAGGGTTTGGACTTAGGACTGTCCCACAAATCTGGCATGAGGATGAGTACATTGGTGGTTATGAAAATCTTGTAGAATGGTTGAAGAACAATGATGCTTGAAAAGCCCAAAGGCAAACGACAGTCCCGTTACAAAGGTGCTGAACAAGAAGGTGCAATGCGTACCGTCTCTATCAAGCCTCTTAACGACAACCAAGACACCTATCTGAAACGACTAAAGGATTCAGATCAGATCATTGTTTGTGGTTTCTCAGGGACTGGTAAGACGTTCATTGCAGCCACCTATGCAGCGAACATGTATGCCAATCGTGAGATTGACAAGATCATCTTGACACGTCCCAATGTGTCTGTGGGTAAAGACTTGGGCTACTTCCCCGGCACACTAGAGGAGAAGTTTGCTCCTTGGGCTGCACCTGTCCTTGATGTTCTGAATGAGCAACTAGGGAAGGGTACTGTAGAGACTGGCATCAAGAGTGGCAACATTGAAATGGCACCTCTATCCACTATGCGAGGTAGGTCATTCAAGAACGCCTTTATCATCCTAGATGAAGCACAGAACACTTCTGTTGCAGAGATCAAGATGTTCTTGACACGGATTGGTAAGGACTGTAAGGTCGTAATCAATGGTGATGTGAAGCAGTCAGACATTGGTGGTCAATCTGGGTTGTCTAAGGTTATCCACCTTGCTAAGAAACATAACCTACCTGTGCCAGTTATTGAGTTTGGTGTAGACGACATTGTTCGATCTGACATCTGTAAAGACTGGATCATCGCCTTTGAAGCGGAGCATATCTGATGGACAACCTAGAGTACTACACTCCTATGCAAATCGTGAATGAATACCTCAAAGAGAAATGGGAAAAGATGGAAAAAGACGTAGTAAATAACCCAATGCACTACAACACAGGGGTTATTGAGTGCATTGCCTATCTCAAGGACAACATGTCGTGGGAAGGCTACACAGGCTATCTGGAAGGCAACACCAAGAAGTACCTTCATCGCTGGCGATACAAGACGAAGCCTGTAGAAGATTTGAAGAAGGCTCGTTGGTATCTGGACCGTCTTATTACAGAGTTGGAAGGCGATCCTGCATGATGGGTTCACTCCTTTTTGTAGCCTTTGTTGTAGCCGTTCTCTGGTACTCTAGCGAAGCCGATTAGAAATGAAAAAACCCCCTTCCCGGTTAATTCCGAGAGGGGGGTTTCTTTATTGAATACAGTAATTTTTGTGGTTAAGAGTGCTGTTCGGGATCGCGTTTATACAATTCGATAATATCCCGCTTCACCTCTTTGAGATCAGTCTTGATCTCGTTCATTATCTCACGATCCTCTTGACGACGAACATCACGAGAACGTATCTCAGCCTGCATCAAGGCGATCTGTTTCTCGTTTGTCAAGACACGGCGGATCAACCAAGTAATACCTGAGAAGATTGCTGCCACGGCACTTCCTATGATGTACTCTAGATAATTCATTTCTTAAATAGGCCCCTTATCCACCTAGCGATTTCATTTGGAGAGGGTAGTAACCACCCGAGGATCAGAAGGACCAGTATCCATAGCGGGGTCTGTTGGATATTCACTTCTTTGATATTTTCTGCTACCACAGGGCTAGTCTGTTGGATAATGTCTCGACCAGCCTCTGTCTTTTGTTGTACAGCTACGACTTGTTGTGTGTTCTCTTTACCAATCTGTGTCTGAGCGGCTACATTGGGTCCACCACCCGTTAAGAGGCTCAATGGGCCTTTACCACAACCAGATAAGGCTAGGAGAGCCACCAAGAGCAAGACACGCATATCACAGACCCTTCTTACAGAGCATAACCTTGCTATCAAGCCTACGGTTCTGTAGGCCCTTCACAGTCTTGCCACCAGCCTTAACCCATTTGCCCAGTTCATCACAGGCTTCTTTGAACTTACCCTGATTAGCTAGACGCATCATCGTAGACTTACAGACAGCCCCAGTACCAGCGTTGTAGGCCAATTCCAGCATAGAGGCTTGTACGCCCACAGGGATGTTAGGGTTAGTCATGCAAGGTTCTAGTTTAGCATAGAACTCTGCCACACCCTTTTCAAGCATGGCAAAGCACTGTTCTTTGGAGTAGGTATCACCCATCTTAACACCGCGAGTTTCCCCGTAGCAGACAGTAGGGATACCCACAATGTCCCTGTAGGCTTTCGTCTCTAGCCCTTCCCACTTAGCAATGAAAGGGGTGGCAGTGACAATTACAACGGCTGCAACAGCACCAGAGACTTTCTTTCTAAGAGACATTGTGGTAATCCTTCACGCAGCGTAGCGAGTACGTTTTGATTATTCAGAAGGGTAGGGGTAACGATCACGGATTTCCTGACGTTTAGCAAGCCACTCTTCTTCCGTAGCTTCACCAGCTTGCCATTTGAAGAACAGAGGGTCAGCTTCTTGGTTGTAGGCAATCTGGCGGGAAGATTCCTGTTGTTCTTTGGTTGGCGGAAGGGCAGGTTCTGGCTCAGGCATTGGCTGTTCAACCAATGAATAAGACCCTCTAGACCAACCCGCATAAGCGGGAGATACAACATCCCCGTTAGGAAGAGTAAATTGGCTACCTTCAAATAAAACTTCAACCGTTTCCTCACCTCTCATCAGGTTCAGCATATGATTAACTCCAAGTTGCAATTGACACCACGGTGCCAAAGATATAAGTTTTTAACTTTAACCCTCATTCAATAATGAAGAGTTTACCCCCAAGAGCGGCAGTCATACCAAATGTGCCTGCAAAAGTCCTAGTACCAGAGGAGGTGGTTTTTGGCAGAAGATAACCCGTGTAGTTTTCGAAACCACTTCCTGTATCTCTAGCAACTTTTGTGTAAGGTGCGCTAAAAGTTGTATTGGGAGCGGTACTTCCGCTTTGAGCGATGGTGATAGCCCCCAACAAACCAACAGCATTGATTGGGTAGGTGTTGTTGATACTAAAACTAGTGACAAAAGAGGTTCCAAGTGTAGCTATAGTTGTTGGGGCTGCGTTAGGATTACGTCTGTTAGTCACTGAGAATACTGCCACAGAACCAGAGTTAGACTGTTGGCTCACGTTGATCGTAATAGTCCCGCTTGTCCCAGTAGGAACAATGGCCCTCATAAGTGCAAACCTGTCACCAGAGATTTGTGCTGTTACTCCCCCAATTGTTCCAGAAGTTACTACAGGACCAGCATTGTTGTGAAGAGACATGACTACAAAAATTTCACGACCAGTCGAAGCAGCCCCAAAAGCAACACCGGGGATTTGATATAGGTTTCCTATACTTGACCCAAGTGTAAACGAATCAACAAGACTGACGGTTAGGTTATTCGAATAGCCAACTGCTGTATTAGGCATAAGACCAATCATTGTGCAGCCACCACGTTGACAAGAACGCTTGCGCTAAGTTTAGTGATGAACACAAGGAAGTTGTGTGTTGAAGTGGTTGTAAAACTATCCCCGGTTACACGAGAGAAACCTGATAGAGTTATTGCACCTGAAGTGGCACTATTAGCTATGCGAACGACAAGGGTGTAATCCCCTGAAACAGTTGGGGCTGCAAAAGTAAATGCACCTGTGTTGGTGATTGACTTAAAATTACCACCTACAGGGGTTGGTGTATATGTTCCAGTTGAGAATGAGCCATCTGAATCAAAGGTAGCTGTTACACCTGTCCCAGAGTTTACAGAAAGTGTAGAGTTGACATCAAATGATAGACCATTTGCCCCGGTAGGGATAAACGTGCCAGCCCCTTCGTTAATAGTGCCGAGAGTAACCCAAGCACTATTAGCCTCATTTCTTTTTTTCAACTGGTTATTGGCAGAATCATACCACAACATATCCCCAAAAGTTGTGGTTGGGGCAGTTGCGTTAGAGTTTTGAGTTACAACTGCCAACAAAGCGTTGTTGAGATCACTGCGAAAGTTAGGTGCTGTCTGGTTGGCAATATTATAATCGTGAGTTGCCATATCGGGTTCCTATCAGTTATATTGGACCACAGCATCAAGGCTGGTGATACTTGGGGTGATGTTTGTAGAAGTACTAGACAAGACTACCCTGAACTGTGCAGCCCTTGCATAGAAATCGCTAACTTTGAGTTCTTGCCAAGCTGACCAAGTGGGTGTTCCGGCAGGGTTATCGTTTGTGGTCCTGATGAAGCAAACAACATTAACGTCATCAATCTGAGCGCCGCCTGTGAAGTCATCAAATAAACCGGGGAAGTCGTTAAACAAACCGGGGATGTTATCCCACAAACCTGCCGACCTGTCGATACGATCTACATCAACATCAACTCTAGCCCTAAACCTACGAACTGCACCTGTATCAATATTACCACTGAAGTCATAGGTCGCCGTAAAAGGGGCCGTCCCAGATACAGAAGTGATTTCCAAGCGACTTGAAACCACAGAACAGCCCGTCTTAGTACCGGGGAAGGTTGGGTCTTCTGTGTCAATGATTGCAGGTTGAGCAAACGTCTCAAGTGCAGCCGCAGGTACAGTCACAGATGTGTAGTTCTCAGAGATATTCCCAGACTTGTCATAAGAACGTATCATATAGGTTCCCGGTTTAGCAGGAACAGCCACAGATGCACCGGGACGAGGGACTTTCTCTACATAGGTAACAGCACCAGCCCAAGAAGCACCGACCTCATCAACTGAATGACGAATACGATAGAACGACAAATCAAGATCAGGTACAGGTGTCCAATTAAGGTTTACAGTAGAGCCATTAAGTTGAGCAGAGAAATCTGTAACATCTTCGGGGGGAGAAGCTGTCCCCGATATGTTCACAGTGTCATAAACCCATTCGCCCCTGACACCAAGAAAGTTATAAGCCCTAGCACGAAGATCATAAGAACCATCAAATACGTCTAGAACTTCATAATTACCAATATCACCAACTCCAACAGCAGTCCAACTTGTATCAGTCACTTTCTTAAACTGAACTTCTACACGCTCCACAGCAAAAGGTGTCGCACATTCGATTTCAATAAGGATCACATTGATTAAGTGTTCATAAATGACCCGTACATCACCTTTTGTATTTTCACCAAAACCAATGTCAGGAACTTCAAAAGCACTAGGAAGGTTGGTGTTGTTGTTTTCAAAAATTATTGCAGGCTCATCAGTGAACACAGCCGGACTGATTTCCCGAAGGGTCATTTGAACTTGCAGATCAAGACCCTCTGTCAAACCAAAATTCCAGCTAGTTACTTCAAAAGGCTTGTTGACCCAACCAAATCTTGTGTTGTTGATGTGAACAAAGTCACCCACCTCGACTTGAAAGGCGTTAAGACCAAAGGAAGCTGAGAAGGTCAACTGTTCACGGTTGCGACGAAGGGCCACATTAGCAAGCCGCTGTGCAGTCTTTGAGGAACTTGTAAAGGGCAGTGTGTAATCAAGTGTGTTGACAACACCATTGTCTGTAGTCACATAGACTGGATCAGTTACAGCAGGGTAATCAGCCTCTTGCCAATCACTTTCCGCACCTCTGAACTTACCTTTCACAGTATTAAAGTTGTTCCTACGAGAGTGACGGGTAGAGAGGCTGATACCACTACGAAGATCATTCTCGTCAAGGGTGACTACAGCATACATGGTCTGAGAAGATATAGTCTGAGGTACACTAACTGTGTAAGTACCAACTCCCCCAGAACCAGTACCAAACCCCGTAATCTTGGTATCTGTAGAAACCCCTACCCCAGAAACACTGTCTCCAATTGAGAGTGTGCCAAGAGAAACAGCCGTAACATCCATTGTAGTTCCAGAGATGGAAGCAGTGAATGTTGGTGTGGTATAGGCCGCAGCCTTCATTCGCCACTTGCCTTGAGAGTACCAGAAGAGGCCACCCATAGAAGTAAGCAAGTCTGAAACAACCTGATTAGGCTCAAAGCTAGTTACAAAGTTACCATTGCAAGTGTAACGCTTCTCACTATCAACAGTTTGGTCACAGATATTAGCAGCGGTAATGACTAGGCTGTCTTCAACCTTGCTGGGACTTTGAGCAAGTCCATAATCAGAGGTAGTGTAATCCCTCAAACAAAGCGCAGGGTTATCAGACCAAGCAGTAGTGCCAGTACGAGGGTCAAAGACTTTCTTACCACGAATTACGGCAGATACAGATGGAACACCATTAGGGAAGGCATCTGCACTATACTCGAAACGAACATAGATATAAGCAATACCTTGGAGCCTGTGAGAAGAAGTCCATCTGCCATTATTAACAGCAAGGGAGGCTGTATCACTTACAAGATGGGGGTCAGCTTCTTGTGTAGAAGTGCCAAAATATCTTTTAATGCGAACATAGCTACCGCCCTCTGGATTAACATACCTAGCCGGGGAAGTAACTTCTCCACTCCCATTGATTGTTACTACTTCATCATTCAGATAAATTTGCTGATAACTGTCAATCTCGTGGCCTGCAAAAGCCAAAATGCGATGAAGGTATTTATTCTTTTCCCCAGTAGATGTGTCGTAGATACGGACACCACCCACACGAGTACGACCATAGATAATCTGATGATCTAATGCAGCACCACTCTCACCAGAGATACTGTAACCACGAGAAGAACCCATACTGGGTTTAGGTGCCAGAGCATTGAGGGCCGCACCCATTGCTGTGGAAACTAGGAAACTAGCCGCAATAGCCCCAAAACCAGTTAGACCTGCAAAAGCAAAAGCGGTGCCACCAATAGCAGCAGCGGCAACACCAACGCCTGTAGAAATAGCAGCGATTACAGCACTAACGGGCATTTTCTTTTCCTATCTTCTTGAGAAAGCGTGTCTCAACTTTGTTGTAACCCATGTGAAGCATAAGACTGTCTATCTTATTTTTTTCTGTGGTCGTGACATACAAACGGTCATACCCATCCTCTGCCAAACACTTCTCTGTAAACTGAAAGAGTTTTATACCAACTCTACCTTTTCTGTAGTCTGGGTGCAGAAAGATGGCATCGTTACCAACAAAGAAGTTTCCCTTAGAGTGCAGGTCTGGGTTAATCGTGGCAAAGAAGTAGCCCACAAGTTTACCACAAAAACGAGCAGTGAAAATCTTGAGGTAGCCCCTATCCTCTAGGATCAAGTATGTATCCCAATCTGGTTCTAGGTTCTTTTGATCTGTATCGTGCTGAACCTCTTCCCACTCCATTTTAGCCAACTCGTCTATTTCAGACATAACAGTGACTAAAGATTCTTGTTGGTAAGTAATAGGCATGTCGGGTGCCTTTCATAATGCGATTATCGTTGAGAGTTTACAACCTGAGCAACAGGGTTACTCTTGACATTCTCAGTGGCTTTACCCCAGAAGATTTCCTTATCTTGCAAGGATGCTACAAACTCTAGACCCTTATCACTAGGAAAACGGGATTTCTGATCTTCATTGGTGAAACGCCTAACAACAGGACGTTCAAGTTTAATCAAAATGTTTTCAGCCGTTACAGAGATTGTTGCTGTAGAACCTTGCTCAGATATATTCATCTGATCCAGTTCACCTGTGAAGATTTCAGCAAAGTACTCGTTACCACCCTCAAGTTGTAGGTTAAACAAGTTTTCTGTCGTAATCACTTGACCCGATTCTGTAATGATCTGATTATTAGATAACGACAAACCAAAGTAAATTCTACACTCCCGGCCTTGGTAGGGTTCAGTCAAAGCTAGGGTTAAGAAAGCGGAAGGGATGCCACTCATTGTGATAACAGCGCCCTTAGCTTCGATCTCTGTAGTCTCTTCAACAGAAGAGATGTTGACTAACTGACCAGCCCCAAGATAAGTATCACCTGCATACATGATGCGAGACGTTACAGTCTGAGACACACTAACTGTGTAAGTACCAACTCCCCCAGAACCAGTACCAAAAGCAGTGATTTTAGTATCTGTGGAGACCCCTGTTCCAGAGATGCTGTCTCCAACTGACAGTACCCCAGAAGAAACAGCCGTAACAGTCATTGTAGTCCCAGAGATAGATGCGGTAAAGTCAGCGCTTTTATTAGCGAACAGATCACCATAACCTGTCCAAAAATAAAGGGGTCCACTAGCAAAATCAATCTCAACCGCAAAGAACGGGTAAACAACATCTTCTGTTAGTTCACTTATAAACTCTACTGGTAAATCTCTGGACATGTCGGGTTCCTTTAGTCATTAGCTGATACGGTAGACAGTGTAGGTGTTGGCAGCAGTCTTACGGACACGGAACAAACCAGATGCACCAACTGCAACAGTCATACCACCAACCAGAGTAAGTCCAGTAGCTGTTCCAAGAGTAACCACACCAGAGCCAGTGTTGATAACAGAGAAGTCAAAAGACATATCAACTGGGAACGAGGCAGGTACACCTGCTTCAATGGCAGTTCCCAAAGGCAGGGTCAGTGTAGCAAGTGCGCCAGTATACTGAATAATGCCTTCCAGCAGTTCTGCAATGGTGAGTGTTGCAGCAGCAGTTTCCACAGCCTGAGCAGGTTGGTCCTTGTAGACCACACCCGTAGTGCGAGTTAATCCAGTCAGGGTGATCCCACCCGTACCAGCAGTCAAGGCCAAGGCACTAGCACCAGTTGCATTACCAACCGTAACAGTTCTAGCAATGGCGTTAGTACCAATGTTGATAGCGCCTGTGCCTGCGTTCAATACAACAGAGGTAGCACCAGTTCCGTTACCAATCGTGATGGTCTTAGCATTAGCATTAGTACCAATGTTAATAGCCCCTGTAGTGCCGCTATCAACTGTTACTGCCCCTGTTGTCCCTGTAAGGACAGATACCCCGCCAGTGCCTGCTTGAAGGTTTAGTACACTGGCACCAGTCGTGTTACCGACAGTAGTAGTTCTGGCGATAGCATTAGTACCAATGTTCAAAGCACCAGTACCAGCATTAAGAACAAGGCTGGTAGCACCAGTGCCGTTACCAATAGTGATGGTCTTAGCGTTAGCGTTAGTGCCGATATTGATAGCACCAGTCGTGCCGCTGTCTAGTGTCAGGGCGCTTGTGGTCGTAGTCAAGAGGGATAAGGTGGTAGCACCAGTGATGGTCCCAACACCTGACAAGTTACCGACATTGGAAAAGAACTCAGCGCGAGTAATCTTGTTGGTGGTATTCAGTGAAACGTCTACAAGAGGGAGAACGTCTGTGGTAGCAGTGTTAGCCCCAAGGATTGCTGGGAGTTCAGAGATTTTAATCGTAGCCATTAAATTGCCTCCACGCAATCGAAGGTGATACCATAGGAACTGATCTCATTGATGTTCCATTGGGTAATGTTGTCTTTAAGGCGGAACTTACCTTTTGTATTGGCTACCACAACAAGATCATTGTCATCAGGGGAACTTCTAAGGTTAGGCCAGAGGTCTACTGTAGCTTGACCAGCATCATTCGTAGAAGTGTCTGTCAGAACTTTATAGAGGTTTGTGGCAGAACCAGAACCAAGTTGAATGTAGTCACCAGCCTTAAAGAAAGTGCTTACATTAGGGCTGCAACCGTCAATCAGAAGGGTGTCACCACTCTGACCAGCGCCATTAACAAAGGGGCCATAAGCATCCGCAATAGGCTGATAGGAAGTTAAGAGTGATCCTGTTTCAATCTGTGCGCCCCACACCAACAAGCCAGACACGCCGTCCCCTAAGTAGGTAGTGGCCCCAGTGGCATCAGCAGTATATACATAACCCCTGACGGAAGCATCTGTGGCAGACACAATCCCGGTAATGCTTAGCCTAAACCAACCATTCCCAACACTGGTAATCGAAGAAGAAAGCAACGTTCCCCCAGAACTAGTGGAGCCAGTAATCACTTGTGTAGAAAGGTCAAAATTTAGGTTAAAACCTTTTGTGGTTGTGGCTGTATCCAAGACACGAATCAGTCCACGGGTTCTGCCGAAACCCTTCACATAGATCGAATAAGTGTTAATCGACCCTGCTTCAATAGCAGTGGCTTGAGAGGTTGCGTGGACGTTAAGTGTGGCATTTTCAATAAAGGCATCAGCCGAGGTTACACCATTAGGGGCAACACCCGCATTGGCAGTTATTGTCGTGGCAGATTTAACCCAAGCAGCATTATCGAATTGCTCAGTATAGTTTAGAAGGTTTTTCTTATACCCCAAGGCAGAACCCTGTGCATTAAAGCAGTTAGGATCACCGAGAAGGAAGGTTCCCACTTGCCCTTTAAGACTAAGCAGGAACGCAACCCAATTCTCAGCATCTACCCTTCGCATAGGTGGGAGAGAGATAGATGCAGCCCACCTTTGACCGGGATGGGCTACAATCTGTTGTTGGAACGTGAAGGGAGATTGACTAATAGCTACAGCATTTTCAGCCATAAGGGTAATGTTGGCAATACCAATGTTAGTCGGGGTATTCAAAGGGTAGCTAATCGCCATTTTATTTCCTCATCAACGGAAGGCTTGTTTCATTTGACCACCACGAAGACGGGCATCAATAACAGCAGCTTTTGTAGCATTAGTAATCTGTGGGATCATCTTAGCAACTTCGGCACGAACCATAGCAGCATCACTACCAGTTACAGAGATGTTGTTGTTCACAGTGACATCATTAGAACCGCCAACAGCAGCCTTGGTTTTGTCGTGGTTAAGCACCATACCAGAAGACCTTGGTATGACCAGTTCTGGACCTCTTTCGCCAACCATGTAAGGTTGATTAGCAATGACAGGCCCACCAGCAGCACGACCGAAAGGCAATCCGAAAGAACCAGTAGACGGGCCAGTTAAGAAGTTGCCACCACCAAAGAGGCTTCCAACACCACCACTAATACCACCAACAATCTGCTGAACCACATAAACACGGTACAGTTCTTTGATGATCTCAGCAGCCATGCTCTTGAAGGCATCTTTGACAGACTTAGTGCCATCAACCATAGACATGAAACCATCTTCGAGAGAAGACTTAACAGTGTCCATGATACTCTTACGCTGTTCTTCAAGTTCGATCAGACGCTCAATCTCAGTGGCTTGTTGTACCAGACCAGCAATAACTTCTGGGCTAGTCTTTCTGAAGTCATCACCAAGAGCCTGACGGACTTTCTGATAGGCTTCTGAAGTTCCAAGGAGTTCTCTTTCGAGTTCCAGTTGTTTCTGGAAGTCAGCGATGACATCTTTCTCAGAACCACCACCACCTTTTTTATCGTCTGCGAACTTCGTACCTGTTACCATTGTACCATAGGAAAAACCAAAACGATCTTTTTGTAATTGTGCAGCACGAGCAGCCGAGGCTTTTGCAGGATCAAAGTCGGGGTCTCTTGGATCAAAAACAACAGGTGCGCCATAACCAAGAGCCATCATTTCTTTGGCCCTATCAACACTAATGCCGAGACGGTCAGCAAGTGCCAGTGCAGCGGCAGCGGCAGCATCAACACCAGAGGCCAAGTCGGTTTGTGCGAACTCTACAGCATACTGGTTTATTTCACGCTGAAGGTCGGACATGCCGTCCATTTCCCCTTTAAGCGCCACCACTTCATCATACTGTTGCATCAAGATCGTGAGGAAGTTCCCCACAAGCCCCTGTCTTTGCAACTCTGCTTGGTAGGTTTCCCTAGCTAACTGCGCCTCTTTAGCTTTTGCTTCAACAGAGCCTTCGCCAAAGTCCTTGATAGTTTGGAGCAAATCTTTTTGTTGTTTTAATTGTGTAAGTTCATCAGCGTAGGCTTGTTTAAGCTGGGTTACAGCTTCATCACGAGACTTGTTCAGAGCATCTTGAGCCAAGAGGTTTTGATAGTAGGCATTTGCAAAAACTAACTTTTGTTTCTCAGCCTCAACTAATCTCTCAGCATCTTTTGCGGAACCATTAAGAAGTGCTGCTGATTCAGCAATAGCTAACAAAGCTGACCGCATACCGTCAGCAACAGCATAGCCTTCAGTAGAAATCTTCCCTACAGCAGTTCCTGCGTCTGTGGCATCTGCAATGAACTCGTCAAAGACTTTTAAGACACCTTCAGTATCGCCACTAGAGGCAAGTTTCTTGAGTTCCTCTGTATAAGAAAGGAACTGAGACCTTGCCATTTGGAAGCCCAGTTTATTAAAAGCCTCTTCGTTGACTTGTTGTGGACCTTTAACATCACTGAAGGGGTCAACAAAACGCCCAATGTTTAAGAACCCCTCACCAAATTGACGGAAAAACCCTGCATTTGCTTGCTCTTCAAGTTTACCCAATGTACCTAACAAGTTCTTTAACTGAGCAGACTTATCAAGTTCAAGCATAGCTGTGGACAAACTTGTAACACTTGTAGTCATGTTCCCAAATTTTAGTGCGAGGTCTTTGTCCTGTAGCCTTTCAAAAGTCTCATTAACTTTATCAGTAGAGGTTTTAAGTTTGTCAAATTTTTGAGACAGGGTATCTGATGAACCACTAGCCCGCATAAAGTAAGCACCAATGGCTGTACCAATGGAAACCAAGACACCTAACACTGAAAAGACTGCAATGGCCTTAACTGAGGTAGCTAAAGCAGCAAAAGTGCCAATAAGCTGTGTAGCCTGTTGCCCAAAAGCTACGAGGACGTTAGTTCCCGATTGCACCTGAACAAAGAAGTCGCCTACCTGATAGCCTGCCTGTTGAGTAATAACACCGAAACGGTTCAAACCTGTGGCTTGTTGATTGATATGTTGGGTTAAGTTCCCGCCACCAGCACGAATTTGTGCTAGTTTAGCATTATACTGATCTAAAGTAATAATGTTGGCACGGTAGGCTTCACGAAGGTCGCGCATAGCTTGGCGTTGTTTGACAAAGGTAGAGTAACCCTCTTGGAACCTCATACGAAGTTCTCTTTGACGGTCAGCAAGCCTTTGAGCAGTGGCAGCAGCTTCTTGTTGCGCCTTTGCCAATTCTCTCGCAGCTTGTTCAGCAGCACGAGCAGCTTCTTGTCTCTGAAGTTCAGCAGCATACCTACGAACCGCTGCCGTAGCAGCTTGGGAACTATACCCCATTTGCTCATAGGCCCGTTTAATCTCAAGAAGGCCGAGTTGATAAGCTGAACCACCAATAGTTCCTTGACGTTGAGCATTTACCAGTTCTCGAATATTACCTTGAAGGCTATTAATACCCCTAGACAAACCCAGACCAGAAAACTTGTTGACAGCTTTACCGAAATCATCAAGTTTCTTTTTAGCATCAG